AACAACGAGTACAGAATAGGTTCCGGAAGAAAAGAAGTTGAAGCAGACCTTGCCGACTCCCTGCTCATGAATCCAAACCTAATCCCAATCGCGAATACAAAGAAAAAAATGGAGACCGCTCCGTCCGCAGAGATGGGTGGTGCACCAATGCCGGGAGCACCTATGCCTGGTGCCCCAATGCCGCCAGCGCCAATGCCCGGAATGGAGGGGCAGCCTCCGCTTGACCCGAATACCATGCAGGGGGCCTTGGCACAGACCGAAGCTCCGGCCCCAGACCAGTTGGCGCAAAGCACGATTCCCCCAGAGGCCCTTGCTGCCGTTGCGACAACCGCAGAGCCGGTACCTGGTGGTGCGGCATCTGCAGAGCAATCACAGATGATGTACAAATCCATGGAAGATGACCTTCAAGAGAAGAGTATGGGTGCACTGAACAGATGGAACGAGATACTCAGCAGAAGCATAGAGCGAGTCATCGAGAGACAGCAAAGAGTTGTTCTTGAGAAATCAAGCGGCGCAAAAGCTAAGAAGTCATTGTTCGCGGGCACCCTGGAAATAGATTCGATTCTTTCCCCAGAGGTTTGGGATAAGCAAATGGACGAGGACATACGACCAGTCATCTCGGCGATTATTCAAGACTCATTCAATATGCACAATGAGGGATATGGGCAAAAGTCTGAAAAAAGTATAAATAAATCAGACCTTGACGCACAAATAGATTCTCAAATGGCTCGCATAAAGAGCATTAACATAGAAAACTTTAACCAGCTCTCCTCGATGATGTTCAACTCACTCTCTGTAATGGGCGAAGAAGAGAGGGCGGCATCCTTCCGTGGGGCCCTTGTGAGCATGTACACGAATCTGGTTGGTAAACAAAACATTGAGATTGCAGAAGACGAATCACGCAGAGCGTGGAAGTTCGGACAGTTCATCTAGCGACTTTCAGTAAAACAACAGATTTCCAATTCATTTACTGAAACTATTTTGTTTTATACCAATACTTGCTGTGGGCGCACTTGTTGGTCCTCTAATATCGTTTAGAACCAAGGAGCGCTATGCCAAACTCTAACTTCGGAAACATTCAATACAAGGCGTCCAATGGCCTCATCAACCTTGATGAAGCACAGGGAATTGTTGAGTGTTTTGTTTCTGGAATTGGCAACAAGGATTCAGTAGGCGACATTTGCGCCACTGGGGCATTCGCCAAGAGCCTTCAGCGCCGTAAGCCTCGTGTTGTATGGGGCCACAACTGGAACGACCCAATCGGCAAGGTATTGGAAATATACGAAGTCCCAGCATCAGATGCAAGACTTCCAATGAAGATGAAGATGGCTGGTATCGGCGGTTTGTACGCAAAGGTTCAATTTAATCTTCAATCAGAAAAAGGCAAAGAAGCCTTCGCAAACGTAGCTTTCTTTGGCGAAGAGCAAGAGTGGTCAATCGGTTACAAAACCCTAAGAGCACAATACGACGACAACCTCCAGGCGAATGTTCTTTACGAAGTAGAGTTGTACGAAGTGTCCCCAGTCCTCCACGGAGCCAACCAATTGACAGGAACAATCTCTGTCAAGAGCGACGAAGAGAAGATGCACGGAATGATGCCGATGGTTATTGGTTCCCCTGCACCACAGGGTCCCCGAAGGGACGGACTTTTCGACGAGGGTGTTTCGCAAAGAATAAGCGGACCCCAGTTGGCTGGCGTTGTTGCGGAGCTTTCGCGCCGTGCGGCAGGTCCAGTAATGGTTGTTGAGGCTACAGAAAATTCTATTGTTTTTGTTAAGCCAGGAAAAGGAAAGTTCAGAATTGGATACCACTTCACAGGAAGTGAGTACATGTTTGGCAAGCCAGAACTGATTCAGGCCGAGCAGCCAAAACCAGCAGTTCAATCTGGTCCTTCGCCAATCCCAGGTGTTGTCGCAAAACCCAGCAAGCCATCAACAAACAATCCAGGAATGGCAATGCCTGTCGCAATGAAGCCAGTCAATGGCGGAATGGTTATGGTTCCGTTGGCGCCTGTCGAATACGAAGGCTCTGACAAGAATAAGAAGCCGGAGCTTGGCGCAGAAGAGAGCGAGCTTGCTGAGTCGCTTATTCGTATTGCCAGCAAGTACGGAAAGTTTGATGAAGACGGTGATGGCATTTGGGCCGGATACTATCCTCCAGCAGAAAACAAAGTAAAGGACATTGGCGTCAAGTGCTCAAACTGCGTCCTTTACCAAGGTGAAGGTAAGTGCAAGATTCTTGACTTCAAGGTCGAAGATGAAGCCAAGTGCAGATTCGCAATTATTCCAGATGGCGTTGTAGTCGGCTTTGGCAAAAAACAATACAATGACATCCTTGATGATGATGAAATCAAGATGGTCGAAGACATCGAAGCCAAGTACCCAGGCGAGTTTATTCTTGGTGCTTTGCGCAACACAGTTAAGAAGCGTCGCAAGAAGCGTCGCTCCTACAAGACACTCGAAGAGTGGGGCACAGAAGAGAGAGAGCTCGAGGAGAAGGGTCTTGACTCATTTTTGGCGCAAGACCAGTCATACGTAATTCCTGTCAATCTTGAGGACGCATTTTATTTTAAGTCGGTAATCGACCCAGTTCTTGAGTACCACAGAATAGATACCACCGTCAACGAGTACGGAATTGTAATCAATTCACCGCTCGACCAGGAATCAAAAGACGCAATCAGCGCAGCAACGAACTCGGCTTACGCTCTTTTAAAAAAAAAAATAGCTTCTAGCAGTATTGAAGAAAAAGCACTCGGCCGCAGAATAGCTGGCCGCGCGATAGATAGACCGAACATCGGCGGCAAGAAGCGCCGTGGCGGACGCGGCATGGGAGTCCCCAGTGGAGACCTTAACACCAACACGCGCCGAGACAGTAACCTTAATGGAGTTCTGTTTGACAACATCCCAGGCTGGGAACAGCCAGACCCGACACCAGACGGCCCTGGTTCAATAAACAACCCCAAGCCATCCAAGCGTCAGCTGGTTGATACAGCAAAGCCAGATGGTAAAGAAAAACTCTCTAGCGGAACAAGGAACCTTCGTCGACATGCCGACCGTTCCGAAGAGATGGAAAAGCAATTTCCTAACGCCGAAGAAAATCAAAAGCGTATAGACCACGAAGCAATTGCAAAAGCGTGGGAAGAGCAGGGTCTTGGTTGGCAAGAAGTCCCACGCTATAACTCTGACAGCAATTTCAGCTCAGACTATTTGCGTGGTCGTGAAATTGGCGTAAACCAATCACGAGTTATGTGGAATGGCGACTCCGTAAGGAAGCGCCCTGCAAAGTTTAACGAAAAGGCAAAAGCATCAATAGAATATAGCGACTGGTTTTCAAGCTACATAAGGTCTGTTGGCGCCTACATTGATGCACATAGCAAGGATGATTCCGACAATTGGGACGGAATCGAGTCCGCCATCAAGGATGATGTTAAGGCAAAGTATCCAGATGTACGGGAGCGAAGCAAAGAGTACATTGCCAACCTTAATCAAAGCCTAAATAGCCTTGGTCTTTTGGACGCAGGAGACAAGAAAAAGAAATTAAAGAAGGTGAAAAAAGGTGAAGATTCACAGGGTGGACCTGACCTTCAAGAACTTCGCAAACTCAATTCAGAGGGCAAACTTTCTTCTGGTGATAAGAGGAAGCCAACCAGAGAAGAAAGAGACGAAGCAGCACGCCTCCGCCGAGCCAAGAAATACGAAGAGATAAAGAATGAAGATGACGGCGAAGAATCAGGGTTGATGTGGGATGAAAACGGGAACTATAAACCAAGACCCGTTATTGAAGATGATGTAATTGACGAGGATGCAGAAGATGATGAAGACGAAGGTCTGACGCCTGCTGAAAGAGCAGAAGAGCGGGCTCGTCAAAGAGCATTATCTGATATTCAAGGGATTTCCAATGAGGAAATGGCTGCACGAATCGAGAGAGCGAGAGCAACACGAGAAAGACTTTTCTCGCCTGAGGGAATTGAGAAGATGCGTCTCGAGCGAGTCAAGAGAAATAAAGGTAAAGAAACATATCTCCACAATGCGGATGGAACTCTAAAGGAAAAGCCTGGTCTTTCCTCTGGCGGCAAGGACAAACCAAACCGAGAAGAGATATTAGCTGAACGCCTCAAGGAAATTGATGGGCTTTCTGCAGAAGAAACGTTTGTAACTCCAAGACGAGGCGTGCTTGGACGCGGTCCTCAACCTAGCGAGCTGCAGCGCGAAATATCCGAAGAACTTGGAAACTCCAACTCCAACGATGTTTGGGATTATTTGAACACTAGATACGGTGTTGAAAAATCTGATTACAAGTACCGCCGTGGTGACGACGGGTACCTCGGTGGAGATGAACCAAATTACGACCTTGATGAAGCAATAAAAGACTTTATGTCCGAAGAGGATATGCGGAACTTTTTGAAAGCCACAGCAGAATATGAGGCCAGCCCAGACTATGACGCATACAAAAAGGGAGGCCCACTATACGACGAGTTGAACAAAGATGGAAAGCTTTCTTCTGGGCGCACTTCGGGTAGTGGCAGGTTCGTAGCGGACCTTGAAAAGCAAATGGCAAAAGACACCGAACCGCTGGATATCTCCGCTTACGGTGCAGGCCAATATGAGATGTTTAATAGGAGCAGAGACAACAACCCCGAACTCGACTTTGATGTCGAGGTGCAAGATGAATTAATGTCCCACCAGGATGGGTCAGAGCTCGTCGGACACACGGTAAAACTCACCGATGGTCGCAGGGGCGTAGTCGTATCTGGTACGGAACCAAGATATGAACTGCTAGAAAGAAATGAATTCATCCGCGGGAATGCAGCCCGAATGTATTCTGGCGATATTACTGTTCTCATAACAACAGACAAAGATGGGAAGACACTCGATAAGTTTGTTGAGCAAGATTTTGATTTTGACCTAGAAAGCAATTCTCGTGTCATCGACCCAACTATGGATTGGGATAAGGAAATTGAAGAATCAAAGACCGACGATACCGTAGGTGCTTTGGTAGAAAAAAATCGCATCACAGATAGTCTCTTGGAGCAGGTTTCAAAATCAGAAAGATTATCCTCCGGCGGGAAAGGAAGCAATCGTTCTTCATCAAAGCTTTCTTCTGGCGCACAACCCTGGAATGACCCTGATACGCAAAAAAGACTAATAGACGGTGCAAGAACAAAAAACAAGTTTAAAGCCGACGGGAAAACCGAAAGCTACATGGCAAGCGTGGTTAGGCAGTTTGACGCAGGAAAGAAACTAACCGACAGCCAGTGGAGACCCTTATGGGATAACTTCGGTGGTGGGGCTTCTGGCAATGACGCACCAAAAACATCATTAGCTACGTCGACGGGCAGAGACCTAAAACCATTTAGTGGTCTTAGGCGCAAAGAGATAGAGCTGGCCGATGTCGAAAAATATGACTATCCAACGACCGATGCCAATGGAAAGAAAAAACCACTCCCGACAAAAGAACAATCTAGAGCGATAGACGCGATGATGACCGGCAGCGATGTCAAGATTTCTGCATTGGCTGCAACCGGGAAAACAACCACGGTAATCAATTTTGCAGAAAGACTAAAACAAACCGACCCATCCGCAAGGGTTCTGTATTTGGTCTTCAATAGGAACGCCAAGGATGACGTCGCAAAGAGGGGTATGCCAGACAACGTCAACGTCATGACAATGGATGGTGTTTCATACAACGCAATGCGTTCAATAAACCCCAAAATGACAGTGAAGAGCTTTGACCAAGAACCAGGCCATATCAAACCACTAAAGACATTCGGAGACCGAGCATCTTACCTTGGTGTAAAGTCAATGGTTGATGAGGGACAGGAGCTGTCGGCAGTAGATGTCTATAAAAGAGTATCTAAGGCAGTAGACGCCTTCGCCATTAGCAATGATACAGAAATAGGGGAGCAGCACTTCAACGGCGCATACAACGGGAAAATGGCCGTAGATAATCCGGACATTATTGCTCAACTTGTTCCGTTCGCAGAAAAAATGTGGGCTGATATGAATACGCCACGAGTAGCTCCAAAGGGCAGCGGCAAGGGCGAGGGAATGCTCCCAATGACGAACACCCACATCACGAAGATGTGGGCTCTGACAAAACCAGACATCGGCGATTCCGAGATGGTCAACGTTGCCATGGTTGACGAGGCACAAGATATGAATCCAGTGTTTGCTGGGATACTAAAGGGCTCAAATGGTATTCAGAGAATTTACATTGGCGACACAAACCAAGCGATTAATGCCTGGCGCGGCGCCGACGGCAAAACGCTAAATGACGCTTACGCCAAGTACGACATGCCAATAACTGACTCATTCCGATTTGGCAAAGAGATTGCTGGAATGGGAAATCGTTTCTTGTCTTTGCTTGGAAGAAACGAGCGCATGACTGGCAAAAAGACAGACAAATCTGGCTTGCCCGTGAATGGAAGAATTGGTCAAATAGATAATCCGACGATGATTCTGACCCGCTCAAACGGTGGTGCAATAGCAGCAACCCTGGACAGCTTCAAAAAGGGACTTACTGTTTTTGGTAGTAAGAATTTCAAAAATGACCTTGGTTCGTTTAT